CGTGGCGCGGCTCGCATGCCTGTTCCACTGCGGGTAGTCGTGCCAGGCCGCGCGGGCGAACTGGCCGGGTTTCTTGGTGCCGGGCGCGATCGGCAGGATCGCGTAGCCGTTGGTCACGAGACGCGCGCCCACGCGCGCCATCCACGAGGTGTTCGCCATCAGAAGGGCACCTCCGGGATCATGCCGTCGAGCCGGGCGCGGTCCTTCGCCGCCAGATCGCGCAGGTGGTCGCAGTAGCCGGTGACGATCACCTCGACGAAGGTGTCCCACTCCTCCTCGCTCAGCAGAGCGAGATCGGTCCGGCCGAGGCTATCGAGATAGGCGCCGCCGGCCTTGCCGCCCTCGACCATGGCCGCCGTCTCATTGGGGGTCGGATCGATCATGCCCGACCTCCGGTGGCAGATGTCCTGGCAAACCCGGCTGCAGAGGTCTCTGCGGCTCGTGTCGCGCCGCGGGTCGGCGACGCGGAAGCGCGCGTCGAACCAGCCCCAGCCGCGGGGTTCTCGGTGGCAGACGGCGCAGAGCCCGGCACGGCTGTAAGGCATGGGGCGAACCTGTAGGCGGTGATTTCGTTGAAGCGACCCGCGGGGCGGACGGCGATCTCGGTGGGACGGCGCAGTTGGTCCGCCAGGATGAGCGCCTCATCGACGGACTCGGGCACCTCCAGCTTGGGCACCCGCTCGCGCCACCAGCTCGCGGCCTTCCGGCGTGGATAGCCGTCGTGCTCGAAGCAGACCCATTCCGTGTGGAAGGCGAGCCCGCAGCGGTAGGTGACCTTCAGCGAGACCCGCCCGCCGCGCTTCTCATGGCGGCTGTAGGTCACGTCGGTGACGCCGACCCATTGCGGCTTGCCGGTGGACAGCACCTCCAGCGTCGAGGCGGTCGGCTCGAGCTTCACCTCGCGGCCGGGGAACTCGAAACCGCAGTCGGGGCATTCGAGCGCGGCGATGACCACGATGGTCCCGCATTTCGGGCAGATCTTCGTGGGCGGCGGCCCGTCGCCCGGTCCGCCCGGCCGTTTCGGCCGCACCAGATCGATGGGGCCATGCCGGCGGACATTGCCTGCGAAATCGAGAACGAGGCAGTTCTCCTTGCCCTTGGCGAGCCGCGTGCCCCGACCGGCCATCTGGACATAGAGCCCGGCCGACTTGGTGGGCCGCAGCATGGCGATCAGGTCCACGGCTGGCGCGTTGAAGCCCGTCGTCAGCACGCCCATGGAGGCCAGCGCCCTGATCTCGCCGCGCTTGAAGGCGGCGATGATCGCGTCACGTTCGCCCTTCGGCGTTTTGCCGAAGATGGTGGCGCAGCTGACCCCGCGGCGGCGGAACTCCTCGGCGACATGGGTGGCGTGGCGCACGCCGGAACAGAAGGCGAGCCAGGACCGGCGCGTCTCGCCATGGGCGATCACCTCGGCCACGGCCGCACGCGTGATGGCGTCCTGGTCGACCGCGTCCTCGAGGTCGCGCGCGATGAACTCGCCGCCGCGCGATCCTACGCCGGTCACATCGAGGCGGGTCTGCGTCTGCTTCGAGATGAGCGGGGAGAGATAGCCCTGATCGATCAGATCACGGACCGACACCTCGTGGGCGATGTCGGTGAAGAGCGCGTTCTCGCCCTCGTGCAGCATGCCGCTGTCGAGCCGGAAGGGCGTCGCCGTCAGCCCGATCACCTTGAGCGCGGGGTTGATCGCCTGCAGGTCGGTGAGGAAGCGGCGATACATGGTGTTCGACCGCCCGGGGATCAGATGGGCCTCGTCGATCAGCACCAGATCGGCATGGCCGATGCGCGTCGCCTTGTCGTGGATCGACTGGATGCCGGCGAAGAGGATCCGGGCCCGCGCGTCGCGGCGGCCGAGCCCGGCCGAGTAGATGCCCGCCGGCGCCTCGGGCCAGAGCCCCAGCATCTCGGCATGGTTCTGCGCGATCAGCTCCCGGACATGGGTGACGACCAACACGCGCTGGTCGGGCCAGGCCTTGAGCACGCCGTCGATGAAGGCGGCCATGACGAGGCTCTTGCCGCCGGCCGTGGGGATCACGACGAGCGGGTTGCCGCTCTCCTTCTCGAAATAGCCGTAGATCGAGGCGATCGCGGCCTGCTGGTAGGGGCGCAGGGTCAGCATGCGGCGGCCTCCTCTTCGCGGGCGTCGTTGGTCCAGGCCGAGCCGTCGCGCATGCGGTAGGAGACGAAGTCCTCGCCTGCGTCGGCCACCTCGCCAGGGACGAGATCGGGGATGAACAGGTGCCGGGGGCACGCGCGGCGCTGGTCGGAAGGGTCGAGCAGCCGGTCGTGGCGCGCGCAGTGCCAGCCGCCTTCAATGGGCGTCGAATGCAGGCAGGACCGGCAGGTGACAGCCGCGGCGTCCTCACCGTGGCAGAGCCCGTGGTGGTCGCAGAACCGGCACTCGAACCAGGCGGGATCCGCGCTGATCCGCTCGGGCGGGTGCTGGGCGAAGATGATCCGCCCCGCCTTCTCGAGCAGGCGCTCGCCCATGTCGGGGTCAGCATGGACGCGCTCGATGTGCAGCGCGTCGGTGTCCTTGCAGACCGCGACGTAGAGCGCTCGCGTGATGCCGGTCAGGTGCATGTAGATTTGCATCTGCGCGGCGTGCTGGGGCTTGGCGAGCCCAACGCCCTTGGCGACCAGCTCGGCGAAGCTCTTCGCGGAATGCGTCTTGAACTCGACGACGTGCCAGGTCTTCGGCGCCTCGAGCAGGCCGAGAGCGACGGCGTCAAGCGAGCCGCCGAAATGCCCGCCATGCGCCTCGACGCGGAACTGCCGCCCGGTCTCGGGATCGACCTCCAGCACCGTGGCGCCGGTCGCGCGCAGGTCGCGCACGAGCCGGGCCTCTTCCAACTGGCCGGTCTCGAACAGCCGCAGGATGCGGCCCGTGTGCCGCGCGGGCGTCGCCCAGCGGAAGTCATACCAGAGCGCGCGGGCGCAGGACTTGCCGATCAGCGAGGCGCCGAGGTGGTCGCGGAAGCCGTCGCCCTGCCGCGCCTCGAAGGAGGCGTAGATCGCGGAGAGGGTCGGCGTCGGGGGTTCGGGGAGATCGGCCATCAGCATGCCTCCTCCCGCTCGAGCCGCGCCCGCGCTTCCGCCAGCACAGCGGCCCAGGCGGCGCTGTCGTGGCGCTCGCGCAGGACTGCGATGATCATGTCCTTGAGCCGTTCGCGTCGGCGGCGGCCGCCCTGACGGGCGACGATCTCGGCGCGCTCGCGATTGAGATGGCGCAGCGCCGTGCGCGCGCGGTGAAACCAGTCGGGGTCGATCGGCCTGGCCGTCCGCTGCCGCGTCAGATCGGCGGTCGCGATCTGCGTGCGGATCTTCGCGATGGCGTCCTCGATCTCGATCAGGCGCCGGGTGTCGTCGGGCAAGCCGGGGGCGTTCGCGGCCGCGCAGGCCGCGTCGGTGGTGTTCGTCATGATCTGTCTCTCAGGTCTGGCGATGTCCGTGCCGCCGCGCGTCTCAGCCCGCGGCGGCCGAGGGCGTCAGCTCTTGCGGTTCCAGGGCGCGGTGGCCGGGCGGGCGGGCGCCGACTGCGCGGGCGCACTGGCCGGCTGCGTCGCGGCGGGCTTGGGCGGGGTCGCCTGCGCCGGGGCCTCCGGCACCAGGTAGCGGATCGTATTGCGCTCGCCGTAGCCGTCCTTCGGAGGCTTCACGCCGACCTGGATCGTCATCGGGATCAGGTGCAGCTCCTCGCTGTCGTTTACCTGCAGCTTGCCCGTGGCGTGGCAGATCGCAGACAGCGTGCGCTGCGCGATCTCGACCGTGGTCGGGTTGGCGTTCACCAGGTTCAGCTGGTCGAAGACCTTGCGGCCCTGCTGCGGCCCCTCGAGGATGTCGAGCATCAGCCAGAGATACTTCCCCATCCCGTTCTTCGTGACGCGCATCTCGCTCTCGACGATCTGGGCGCGATACTGGCCCGCGGGCAGGATCTCGTAGGCGGTGGTGGGCTCGATGCCGGCGGCGTCAAAGGCGGTGTCGAAACGTGCCATCGTGCTGTCCTTTCAGTCGTAATCAGGCGGATTGGGGCATGGCGGCCAGGAACTCCGACCACTCGAGCGGGAGGGTTTCCGGCAGGCCGTAGCGGTTCTTGGCGAGGAAGGCGGGGCGCTCCTCGGTGTGCATGACGCGCGCACCGGACCCGAGCGCCCGGGTCACCTTCTTGTTGAAGCCGACGTCGGACTTGCTGACCGAGATCCGGTAATTGGCGAAGAGCACCACGTCCGAGTGCTCCTGCAGCAGCGCGGAGGCGCGGGCCTGCAGCTTGATCACGTACCGGTCGTAGGGTTCGTGCTCGGGGCTGTCGAAGCGCTTGATGTCGGTGTGGGCGATCTGGATGACCGCCATGCCCTTCCGGTCGCGGAGCGCATTCAGCCTGTCGATGTACTCGCGCCAGATGGTCAGCGCCTCGGCATAACCCTTGCCGAAGCCGGGGCTTTCGATCGACTGCCAGCCGTTGCGACGGCAGGCCTCGGCCCAGATCAGCGGCTCCAGCCAGTCGACGCTGTCCACGACGACCGTGGAATAGGCGTAGTCCTCATCGAGCAGGGCATCGAGCGCCTCGGCGACCTCGGCGTAGCTCGTCGCTAACGGGAAATGCGGCACCTGCAGCTTGCCGAGACCGTCCTCGGTGAGGACGAACACGGGCGCGTCGGCAGACGCGGCGAACGTGGATTTGCCGATGCCGGCGACGCCATGGATCAGCACGCGGGGCGGGCGCAGCACCGTCGAGGTGCGCAGGGATGCGAGCGAGATGGCCATCAGCGCACCTCCTCGCCGAGCAGCAGCCGGAACTTCGGCTTGGCCGTCCGGACCGTGCGGGCGGGCTCGAACTCCTGCCGGATGTCCTTGGGCCAGGCGGTGTACTTGCGCTCGGGGACGCTGAACGCGATGTCGACGTACTCGGTGGGATCGGCGCCGTCGGCCCGGATCCGCTCGATCAGACCGGCGAGCATCGCCTGATCCCAATCGACGCGCTTCGGCAGCTCTGCGACTACCGTGACCGGGCCGTCCTGCAGCCTGACCGTGCCGGTGTCCCTGCCTTCCGCGCGGCGCGCCTCCTGCGCCTCGTCGCCATACTTGAGCGCGATAGCGCCATCGAGCCAGTCGCTGAGGTTCTTGGCAGCGCGCAGCCTCTCGTCGGCGTCCTGCTTCAGGAGCGCCAGCTGGTCGCCCGGCAGCGCGGCGATCTCGCCGACCGGCAGGGTGGGAAGGTTGTCGAGGGTGATGCGGTTGGGGATCGTCATAGCCGCCCCCCTCACGCCAGCTTCACGGCGGGCTTGTCGGCCGTGCTCGAGCAGTGCCGGTTGGCCTCGTAGGCCTCGACATCCTCGAGCCGGTACACGACACGGCCCCCGATCTTGATGAAGGCGGGGCCCTCACCGGTCCAACGCCAGCGCTCCAACGTGCGCGGGCTGATCTTCCATCGAGCCGCCAGCTCGACCTGGTTGAGATGCGTGACTGACATCGTCGTCTCCTTCGCGATTGGCCGAATGCCTGCGAAGGACCATCGCTGACCGGGCGGGAGGCACCGGGTAGGCAGCTGGGAGGCAGAGCGGGAGTTCGCGAAGAATGATGTCCGCCAATGTGAAAAGGCCGCCCCGGAGGACGGCCTTTTGGCGCTGGTGCCGAGTGGCGAGATCGAGCGTGGACGGTTGGAGCTCTTCTCTCCGCCTCGTAGTGCCCCTCTTGACCGAACAATCAAAACGGTGCGGCAGTTCTCGCAAACGTGCACCCACTGCGCAGCACGGCGTGTTGCACGGAACCAAAAGAAAATGCCCCGGCAGCGACCGGGGCATTTCATTTCCGAGACGCTACTCGATGAGGGGTTACGAATCGACCGCCCAAAGGTTGTTGATGTTGCGGATGTACGTTTCGATCTTCTGCACATCGTCCTGGATCAAGGACTGATGAAAGATCTGATGCCCGGTTTTCGCCAAGGATGGCGTCTCGGTCATCTCACCAAAAGTTATCGACCAGTAGTCCTCGTACTTGGCTTCGACGACGTCGTTGATGACTTTCTCGACCTCTTCTCGATATGCACGTTTCTGATCTTCGCTCAAATAGGCGGCGGACATCGAGTTGAAGACGATCGTCACGCCACCCTTCCGCTCTCCGATCATCGAAATCGCGTGCAGGAGGCCAGTCATGAGCAGTGCCTCCACACAGGGAATTATCCGTTCATCGTGGTCTTCATCCCAGATGATCGCGACATTCTGGACTGCGGCTTGCTTACGCAACTCTCCTTTGTTCGAACGCCACGACAGCGCCTGAACTACGGAATAATGCGTGCCACGACCGATCTGCCCCGTCGGAGCAGTCTCATCGTATATGCAGTGAAGGTGGGGAGAGTATTTGGGAGTGTCATGCTGAAGCATGAGAAGTACCTCGTCGTTAGAACTGTTTCTGATGGCTCGCGCCATCGTTCCTCGCAGGTTCCCCTGCTGCGCCGCAGCCTTCCGGCATTGACGCGTGACCCTGAGCATTTCGGCTCACCGGTCCAGATGTAAGTAGAGGCTGCAAGTTCTGGTTTCAATGACCCCGCCCGCCAAACTGGCTGGAGAAGCCGTCAGGGATCGATCCAGCAGTTCCCGTCATCGAATCTGATGAATCGCTGCCAGTCGTTGCGGCGGCCGAAGGCTTTCTTGAGCGTGTTCACCTGACCACCGTAGCCCGCCTCTTCCAGCACTGCCGCTATCCGAAGGACGGGCGACTTGGACCAGTAGGCTGCGAACAGGATCTGCAGCAGCTGACGCTGCTTGTCTCCGCCGAAGGTCAGGGTTTCACCGCGGTGCCAGACCAGCCCGCATTCCTCCGAATGATCGATCGGGAACCGGCGCTGAACCTGACCCGGAAACACGCGCGCACCAAGCGATTGCGGCGAGATCGCCAGCTTGCCTGAGGTGCCGAGCACATCGGCCACGCCGACGATCACGTTCCGCTTTTTGGGTGTGATGGGGATGCGATCACCCGGTGTCGACGTCAGAATCACCCGGACCTCTTCAGGCGGCCTGCGCTCGAGAAGGGCATCGAGCCGCGTCCAGACGGCAGGATCAGAAAGGCGCCGCGCGAACCAGACCGGCACCGGCGAACTCGCGCCCGTCAGCCTGATGGTTCCGACGTCCCAGACGAATCCGTCGATCAAGGGGCTCGGGCGCGAAGGCCCGGCGCGTTCGAAGGCCAGCAGCATCTTCGCGAATGCCAGAGGAAAATCGACGACACAGGCGGCGATCTCCCCCGCTTCGACAGTTATCCAACGACCGACGCTGTTGCGATAGCCGAACTGCCCGCGCTCCGGGCACCACTCCGCCGGGATGGGCTCGTCCTCATAGGCATCCATGGCGGCGACGACCGGGATGCGCCCGGTCGCCACCAACAGCCTGGCGTCGAGCAGCTTGTCTGCTGCCCGAGGCGCCACTTGCTTCAGCGTGGCCACCTGCACCTTGCCGGCGCGGGTTTCCATCGCCTGGAGCAGCAGATCCACAGCCGACTTAGTCAACGAGGTCACCGATCTCGGCGGTGTCGGTCAGGATGCCCCAGCGCCGCAGGTACTTCTCGCCGATCAGGCGCTCATGCGGGGTCATGTCCTTGAGGTTGCAGCCATGGGGCATCGTAACGGTGAGCGTCAGCGATTTCCCGCGGCCTCCCTCGGGTCCGGGATGGAACTTGATCGTGAACCGTGCGCGCGTGATGACCCATTCCGGTGCCTCGGTCGCGACCGGCAATAGGTGCCCCGAGCCACCGATGTCGAGACCGATCCGCTTCTCGGCCATCTCCCAGATCGACCGCTCGGCGCCCGACATGGACTCGAGCGTGATGCGCTCGCCGCGCTCCCCCAGCTCCATGAAGCGCAGCTCCTTCACGGTCACGCCCATGATCCCGTCCGCGGGATCGGTCGGGAAATCGAAGGGCTTCAGAAGCATGCTCAAGTCGTATTCGCGCCATGGGATGTGCTTCTCCTTGAAGTCGATCCCGAGCAGATCCCGCGCCATGAACGCGGTCAGGTCCCTCCGGTCCTCGAGCGTGTTGGCCACGACTTCGATGACGCCGGTTTCGGCCTCATAGGTCAGGGCCGCCTCGAAAACCGGCTTCACAATGCGCCGAGACAGCGTGCTGTTCGCATCGAAGCCCAGCATGTCCTCCGGCCGCCCCTCGCGATAAACGGCGACCTGCACCAGATCGCATTCCTGGTCATCGAGGATGATGCGATGCCGGTCGAAGATATCGACATGGACATGCGGGGTCTCGAAGCGGTCGCGGACGGCTTTCGTGAAGGCCGCAACGGAGGTCGGATCGCGGCGGACCGTGCAGTCCTTCTCGACCTGGAAGCCGCTCCACGAGCGCCCCCGGCGCCGTTCGTCGTTGTAGCGGACCTCTTCCGCCAGGCGGAAGCGATCAGGCTCCTTCAGGAAGACCCAGAGCGAACGGTTGTTGGCGCCCTCGAGGGTGTCGAAGAATGCACGGTTCAGCACGACGTTCTGCAGCGCGTTCTGGCCCGGCTCATCGGCGAGCGCTGCGACACGACCGGCGTCGAGGATGACCCGCTGCTTTTCGTCGTCGGACATGCCGTCCACGGCCTTGATTAGCGGTTCGACGACCTCTGGCTCGGGCTTGGCCCAATCGATCGGCGGAAGCGAAGTGAACCCGCCGGCCGTGAAGTAGTCCTGCAGGCGGGTGATCGGGGTCTTGCGGAGGAATGCGGTGATCGCGGTCATAAGGGGCCCTTTCGTGTCGGGGAGGAGTGGGGAATCAGCGCAGCGATACGCTGGCGTTCGATACAAATCGAACGCGCCATCACGTCTACTTGCGCGGCACGATCTTGTTCGGCATACCGAACACGCCGCCAGCACCAAGGAATCAAGGATGACGCGATGACCACGTCCCTCGGCGCCAAGATCAAGCGCCACCGCCAGGAAAAGGGATACTCACTCGACAAGCTCGCCGAGCTCACCGACTCGAGCAAGAGCTACATCTGGGAACTCGAGAACCGCGATACCCGAAAGCCCTCAGGCGAAAAGCTGACCCGCATCGCCCAAGCCCTGGAAGTCACCACTGACTATTTGCTCGACGACACCGCGGAGCCTGGTGATGAGGTTCTGAAGGAGGCGTTCTTTCGGAAGTTCAGCAAGCTCAAGCCTGAGGATCAGGACAAGATCCAGCAGATGATCGACATGTGGGGGAAGAAGGATTGAGCCTGCCCACGACACCGCAGGGTTGGGCGATCCGCCTCACGCAGATCCTGTCGCTGCATCAGGCGGCACATGGCCTGCCGCGGTTCCCCGTGGACGTGGCGGCGTTGGCGCAGGATTTTTCGCGGCAGGTCTTTCCAGAAGCGCCGATCTCGATGGTCGGCGGCCTGAACCTGTCCAAGGGCGTCGAGGGCATGCTCATGCCGCGCCCGGACAGCTCTGGCGAATGGGGCATCATCTACAACGAGTCCATCCGGTCCGCCGGGCGGCGCAACTTCACACTTGCTCACGAGTTGGGCCACTACCTCCTGCATCGGCAAGATCATCCCGGCGGGCTCCAATGCACCAACCGGAACATGGCCGATTGGGATGGTGCCCGGAACAGGATCGAGGCGGAGGCAAACACCTTCGCTTCCTATCTCCTGATGCCGCTCGACGATTTCCGCGCGCAGATCAAGGGACGCGCCATCGACATCGATGTGATGACCGAGTTGGCCGATCGCTATGCCGTCTCGCTGACAGCGGCGATCCTGAAATGGATGACCATCACCGACAAGCGCGCCATGATCGTCGTCGGCAAGGAGGGTTTCATCGACTGGGCCTGGTCAAGCCAGCCCTTGCTCAGGTCCGGGATCTTCTACGCCGCGCGGCAGACTGTGATCGAGCTTCCCGCGCGGTCACTGGCAGCGCGGGACGTGGATGCGGACACCGGCCGCCATGGTGAGCGTCACGAACCGGGCGTTTGGCTGGGGAATGAACCCGTCCACGAGATGACCGTGTTCTCGCCCAGCAATGAGATGATGACCATCTCCATTCTAATCTATCCCGACCGAGCGCCATCACGTTGGGAAGCAGCCGAACTCGAGGAAGAGCCAACAGAGGATACCTTCGAAATGTTTATGGCGGGGAAAGCGGGAGGCTGATGATGAGCCACGTCATCATGCGCCACCAAAGTAGACATCGTCACGAGATGGATTTTGGCGCGGCCAAGACCGTAGCATACCGGCACGTCGGCAACGACACCGAGGAGTCCGCAATCGAAGCCGACGAGCATGGTCGATGATCCCCAGATGGCCGACTCCACTACACCAGAATTGTTAATTGGTGAACTCCGATTGATGCTCCCATGTCGGCTTGGGAACCTCGTGTTATGACTACTCCAGACTCCTCATTCATGGACGCGCATGACGAGCTCGCAATCCTGTTGCGATGGAAGCGCAACTATGTTGCTCCAATATTGTCAGGATTGACCGTTGTCCCCGATTTTCACGCTAATGGAATCCGCTTGGATTGGCTCTTGCGTTTGGTTCTCTCGAAGTCGCGTGGCCGGCGGGAACCTAACTTCAAGGAAATCGAGTATGCGCTGAATGGCGGACTGGCAAAGGCTGGCATCCTCCACATGGAGGATCCGATCGAAGACCTCCTCTGCGACAGTCTTGCAACGGGTGCAGGGAACTTCCGGATATTTCCGGGGCAATGGGAATCGGCAACGGCCTTCTCACAGGTAGTAATCGAGGCATTCGAGACGCTTCCGTCGGCGCGGCGCAAGGACGACACGCTCCATGTAGTAAATGCTCTACTTCGACTAAGCGAAGAGATCGCAAGGCGCGCAGACCTGGATCGAACCACGGAGTCCGGCGGCATACCCCAAGGCTTGATGCCCCTCCCCCATTCGGCGGCACTCAAGAGGCTCGCTCGTTTGGTCACTTTTTCGGCCCGCGACCTAGCGGCGCTTGAGATCGACCCAAAAGCACTCGCTCCCTTTATCCTCGATGAAGCTCAGCTGGGGCTGATCGGTAGCAGGGAGGTTGGCGAGACGCCGCTCGAGTTCCATCCCCTGCTCGCGGTCGGAAACGAACTTGTTGTCGTCAGTCCTGGCCCCTTGCAGTCAGAGCCGTCATCGTGAATGCCGCCCTGCAGGGCGGCCTCGGGGACCTATTTCATGTCAGACTGCTCGAGGCACAGGAACGTTACGCTGAAGCAACGGCATTCTGGCCCGCCAGTCACATCAATCTCTCGCCGCCCGATCAAGACTTCCTGAGAGCTTCCGTTTGCGAATACGACAGGGGGCGCTTTCTCCATGTGATTCAACTCCCGTGCGCCTTCAGCGGCTTCCCCGCGGAGGGCTATATGAGCACGCGCCACATTACTGGCAGTGTTAATGAAAAAATAAAACAGGACGTCTCGCGTTTTTGGGAGTTCCTGGCGTCCCGTCAGTTTGTTACGCGAAGCACGACCGTTCTTCTGACATCGGGATGGGGTCCACCACAAATCGTTCATCCCACCATAGACGACAGGGCGCCGCCACCGCATTGGCAACTGATAATAATGAGCTTCGCCGACACAGCCATTTTGGGTGCTTGTGAAAACGGAAAATTCCGAGACATCCAGCGCATGACGCAGATAGAAGACAGACTGCTCGCGGATGGATACGACTTCCTGAACCCTAACGGGCTGATCAACATGTTCGGCTTCTGGCGAACAACCGGGGGAAGCATTGTCCCGGACGATATGCCCGAAATGGTACCCCCGGCCTTCATGAGCCTTCCAACTGACGCACTACGAGAACCACGGCGCGAAGGGACCGTGCGCCGGGACTATCGCGCGCTGCCAACGCCAGATGGTTCCTTTAAGCGCGTCCAAAGGATGGACTGGGGAAAGGATGCGCTCAAGCCTGTCTTCGCAAGCGTGCGCGATCTTGAGGACGGCCGCCTGCTCGGAGCATTCGCTTACCAAGATCGTACGTGGTGGATCGAAACGCACCGCTCCGCAAAGGGCAACTCAGAGATAAGATACCGCGCATGGAACGGTGTTATGGAATGGCTCGCGGCCGTAGGACCCGGAGTCATCGACCGGTTTCCTGGTGCGTTCCCGGCGCATCCGGCCAGGATTTTTCTAGAACCGCCTGACGACCTCCTGGGCAAACCTATCGATCAAGCCACCATGCCCATCGACCCGCCCGGAACGGAGGTGGTCGAAATAGAGAAACCGCAGGAAGGCGTGGTGGCCGTTAAGATCACCGAGGCGTGGCTACCGTTCCTACGCTCGGCGGAGAATTCAGCAGAGGTGCTCCTTGCCGCGGCTGTCCTCGACGGCTTAGCGGGCGATCAAAGTCCGGGGCGCGAGGCACTTCGCGAAAGCGTAGAGGAGATCATCCCTTCCCAGGACTGGCGGTGGATGCACGCGCGAGAAGCGATCACTCCGCTCGACAGGCTAGCCGGACGGGGCTTGGTCGAGAGTTTCACCCCCGTCTCCTTTTCTGCCCTCGCGCTCGCCAAGTTGGGGTCTGTGTGGACCTTTCGCGATCGAGCGATGGGTCTAGAGATCACAGGCGAGGATGAGTGCAAGCAGTTCTTGGCGGCCTATCGGGAAAGCTTGCTCGCTTCATTGATCGAGACGATCCGCGATTTCGGCAGACAACACCTGACGAGGGCGCTGGTGCGCGCATATCAGTCTGCGCGGCATGAGCAGTCGACCTGGCGGACCAGCATTCGTGCCTTGAGGGCGATCGACGGTGCGGAGGCCGACCGTAGGGCATTTGAAAGGCAAAATGAGGTCAATGCCGTCCAGCGCATGACAAAAGCGCTGGCCGAGATCGCGGCGTGCGAGGCAAACCCTGACGGCGGGCGGGTGCCCGGGGAAGCTGACCTGGACGAAATGTATGCTTCAGCCATGCTGTTGATCGGAAACGGTCAGCTTTTTCCCGTTATCCGCTCGAGAATGATCGAGCCGCGCCTTAAAATCAGTCCTACGGGAGACCTGATGAGCGAGCGAGGCACGGTTCAGAAGCTCCTGGAGCCGAGTGCCGTGTGGACCAATGCCAAGTCTCTTGACGAGGCAGCGGCCGCGTATGTCTCCGACCGCATGAATGCGAAGGATGATCATCCAGCTCAGGCGTGGGAAGAAGGGCTTCGCGCCGCGATTGAAGCTGAGTACCAGATCGCGGCCGAGGCCTACGTGAACTTCCCTTATTTGCTCGGCCGGATTGCTGAGGATCGCGGCGAAGATGTGTTTTTCGAGCGGCTCTCCACTATAGAACAGCTGCTGCATGACTGTCGCGACTACGCGGGCCTGAATGTGCGTCCCCTCCTCGATCGCTTGACGCTGCAGAAACGCGCCAACTGGTACGCCGGTCTTCCCGAGGCGGAGCGGGACTTGTGCCGGTTCGACCGCAACCACTCTCTGATCAGTCGGCCTTTGCTGATGGTAGAGAACGCGGAGGATCCCCTGCTTCTCGTGGCGCCGGCACTTGTGATGGACGCGATGATGTACGCGATTTCGGGCCTTGGGACTGGGCACCTGAACAACGCCTTCTGGCAATCGGACGCAGCGCGGCGGTTCGCTGGCGAGCGGGGCAAGGCTTCCGGAGAGGAATTCGAGGAAAGGGTTGCTGCACGGCTCAACGAACTGGGGCTATCTGCGACACCGCGTTGCAAGCTCTCGGCCGTGTTGAACCAGAAGGTTGAAGCGGAACTGGGTGACGTCGATGTGCTAGCCATCAAGGCCGACCATTCCGTCGTCTGGGTGATAGAAGCGAAGAACCTTAGGCTGTGCCGAACAGAGCCTGAAGTTGCTTCGCGCCTTTCTGAGTATCGGGGCCGCACGTTGGTAGATAGCAAAGGGCGCGAGCGGCCCGACAAACTATTAAGACACTTGCGGCGCGTTGAGTACCTACGTGCAAACCGGCAGGCCCTGCAGAAGCAATTGAGACTAAATGTCCTGCCAGAGGTTAAGGGTCTTCTTATTTTTGACACACCGCAACCAATGAACTTCTATGCTACGGAGGGAGTTGCCGACGCTCAAAGCGCTTTCCTTGATCGCATAGATCGCTTTCCTTTTTGAAGCCAAATTGCTCAGGATGCGTGCGGATCGCACACTTCGCTGGGATTCGAGTCATCCACAGGTCAAAAGGCCCCGTGCCAAATCCCCTTCGTTTTTGGCCGCGCCCACCTGCGATGAACGTCTACCGGCGGAGCCTGCGCCGCAAAATCCGAGCCGATGTTAGCTCAGGCCCGAGAACCGCGGCTTCGGTGGATTGAGGCCGCACAAGTGAAGCGCGGCAGCAGGGGCCGGTCCCGGTTTTCGCAGCAATATGAAGGGTTTCGGCCCCTCTTGCTTCCACAGTGCTTCCACGGGCGGTGGAAACGCAAACGCCGCCCCGGAGGGCGGCGCTTAAGCGTTTGATAACGCGCAAGAAGTTGGTTGCGGGGGTAGGATTTGAACCTACGACCTTCAGGTTATGAGCCTGGTGGCGCCATGATTGCAGTTCTGTTGGAAAACAATCTCTTAGGCTGTATGCCTTTGATATCTTTTCCCTCCCTCGCTCGGTTCAGCCGCATCCAACTGCACTTGCTTGCACAGAACATGAACAAACCGGCGTACGCCTGTTGCCCCTGTGTTGCCCCGTCCCTGAGGAAGCCGGGAGCTGGCGGGCGAGAAGTGCGCCATCTGTTGGCAGGCGGGCTTTGGCTTCTCGCGCAGAGCGAGCCATTGGAGAACGAACCTTAGTCCTAGCTTTCGCGTCCACCAAAAGACGCTCGGATCTGGTCTCCAATATCCTCAACACGGCGCCGGATTGCAGCGGGCGGTGCGGCAAGATCGATGGAGATCGCACGTAGGACCTTGCCGGCATTGCGAACGATGTAATTCCCTGCGTTCACACCCGCATCCGCGGCGTATATGAGTGTGCCGTTAGGCAGACCTGTTGCAATCGCATACGCCAGCAACTGGTACAGGTCCGCGTTCTGGTACGCGCTGGGCGGGAGCCGCTTGTACTTTGCGTCCCCGATCCAGGTTACTCTCGAGTCACGCACCACGCAGAGGTCCGGCGCTAAGGAGACCCGGCCACCAACGTCGAGCTGGAGCCGCGGCGGCCGATCAGGAAAGCTCGCTTCATCCAAGTCCAGGGCAGACCTTAGACTGCGTCGCAGGAATCGCTCGAACACCACGTTCATGTCGACGAGGAACGAGGATCCGCAGGACGGCCCGTCCCTTAGATCGATAGACACCCCCTCGATGATTAGCTTTGCTAGCGAGATGGCTCCACGATAGTGGCCATTGACCCGAGTGATGAGCACGTCAGGAACTCTGCCCCGCTCATATCGAACTGCCGAGACGTTGCCGAACAGACGCTCGGCCCGAGAAAGTTCCTGGCGAGCGTGCTCTGATCTCAGTGGCAAGCTTCCAAGCGCCGCAAGGCCGGCAAGAAGCAATCGGTTCTCCAGAATGTCCGTGGTGTACTCGTCGTGCCGCACTTCGACGGGGAAAGAATACCCCATCCGACGACGAATCTGCTCGTCAAAGAGGATTCGGCCCCTTGGCGTGGAGACGGCCTCCTCCGCAGTCAAGTAGCCGGCCAACAGCCCTCGTCTAGTGGTGCGCTCAACCAAACGCGCAAAGACGACAGCGATGATGTCGGAGAGTTCAGCATCATGCCCGTACTCCCCAATGTCCTCCGACCAACTGATCGCCTCGCAGGCATAGGCGATGAGGAACAGCACCGAAGTAGTCGGGAACTTTGGCCGGATTTCGAGGGTGAGATCGCTAAGGCAGACCATTCCCACATGCTGATCGGGAGTCAGATGAAATTCGCTCTCTCGGACCGGCGACGTCTCGATCCGCATCCCCGGATAGAGTCGGGCAAGTACTTGCCGCTCGTCCGCCGAAAGGGCTACGGGTTCCGATCGCCGGAACTCCTCAAGCGGTATCCGACGCATCCGCGGGCTCGTCTTCGTTGCTTGCGGCCTGGACCTTGTCATCCATCGTGCGGTTGCGCAGGCTTCTGTACTCGAACGCCTTCAGGTCTTGCGGCCGGTCGAAGAACCGGTCCGAAAGAGCAGGAACCACGGAGTGCGTCCAGATGCGCTCGGCCTTCTCCTCGCTCAGACCTCCCATGTCCCTCAGTAGAAAGTGGCTCGGACCGACAGAGACGTGTGGGTCCGCGAGGCGCCGATTTACCTCATCCAGCATGTCGGCCAGAAAGATCATGTCAGGTGCCTTAGCGGTTAGGAACCGCCGCAGCAGCCCTCTCAGGGGAGGCTTCTCCACAAAAAGATCGATGATGCGGAAGCGTCGCCTGATCGCCATGTCGAGCAACGCGATCGATCGGTCCGCCGTATTCATCGTGCCCAAGATGAGGAGGTTCGGAGGAAGCGAAAAGCTCTCCTCTGAATACTGCAGCGTGATAGCTTCATTGCGGTATTCCAGCAGAAAGTACATCTCACCGAATATTTTGGCGATGTTACCACGATTGATCTCGTCGATCAGCAGCACATAGTGATGTTGGTCATCGGCTTGGGCGCGTTTCGCAAGCCGCTTTAGTGGCCCCGGCTTCAGCGCGAAGCCCCCCGAAGGGGTCGGCCGGTAGCCCTCCACGAAGTCCTCGTAGGCGTAGGAGGGGTGGAACTGCACGACCTCGACGCGACTGTCGTGGCCTGACAAGGCCCACGCCAACTTGCGAGCGATGTAGGTTTTTCCAGTACCTGGCGGGCCCTGAAAGATCGCTTGACGATCCTCAAGAAGCATATCCGCCCACTGCCCGAGCATGCCTAGTGGCTCTAAAAAGAGGGCCTCAGCGATATCGTCGAGATCGGCGGAGCGGTCATCGCCCGACCGATGCTCTATTGAAACAGGCGAGATGTCGGATGCCCGATCTTCTCGTGGCGTGCGCTTTTTAGTCGATCGCCATCGCTCGATGATTGGCGATCGGTAAAAGTGGAAGCCATCGCCGGCATCGGTGGTTAGCCTCCCCCGTATGTCTAGGAGATCAGCGTCGATGTCTGACGTAGGACCATGCTGAAGGAGGTCGGAGAACGCCTCCCGAATAGCCCGCTTGTCCTTCCGGGAGGAGATGCTTTCAAAGTGATCCGGGAAAATCATATAGAGCCATGCCTCCCGCATTGGCTGATGCGCCCCATGCGTGGACTCGAAGGAGCGGACGTCGTCTGCAAACATCGATGGATTTGAAAGAAGCTCATCGCGCCGCTGGGCATCGAAGCCGTGCCAATGAAGCAGGTACTCGATAAGCCAAGCTATGTGATACGGCCGGTGCTGATTGAAGCTCTGGTCACCGGCAAGGCCGGTCTGGATTCCATTGACGGCCCAATCCGGGATCGTCGTTGGGTGGGCGCACCATCCCAGCACCGTGCGCACGTTCTCTAACTTCTTGTCGGGGCCTGTTAAACTTGTGAAGAACTGCTGAACGTAAAGAACTTCAGCCGCAAGTTGGAAGATGTCGTCATTCGCGTCCTCGAGTTGCTTGCGCCACTTCTCAAAGAACTTTCCTGTCCCCAAGTCAAAACGCTCAACAAAGAGTGCATGGAAGCGCTTCAAGTTTTGCTGAGTCCAGAGGGACCGCTCCGGATTGAAAAGGCTGTCGAACCGAACCAGCGCTGTACCCTTGATGTGTTCAAGGGCGATAAACGTTGCTTCGGGATAATTCGAGAGCCGTGCCATGAGATTCCTTCCCGGGACTGCCGAACTGAGTGGTTGCCGTGAATACGACTCGACGCTTCGCGAGAGCGATGCCGAGCGGGCACACTGTCAAACTACCGCTCGGGCGGCGTAAGTAACACCCGTTTACGGGCTGGCCGACGTTCCGACCGTCCAGGCCGATGTCGCGCCAGCGGCAGCTCAACCGCTGACCGGCGTTCATCTGCGCGATGGCGCTGTCGCTGCTCACCCGCCGCAAGGGCCGCGTTCGGGGCATCGAGATCGGAGATACCGACGGCCGATGTGTGTGTCCTCAGTCCGGCGATATCAAACTCCAGCTCACGCCTCGTTCGCGCATAGGCGCCCTTATGATGCCGTTTGGGGACCCTAACTCGCAGCAGCTCCGAATTGCTCTTGGGCTCGGGCAACTCTCGGACGGACCGCGACCGCAGCGGATCAAGCTGCGGCGGACTTGGCCCTTTAGCCCTCTGGATGCCACAACGCTGTGTTCTGCGGAAGGATGAGGCAGTGAGCCACACCGCGGTAGCGAGATTGTCCTTCAGCCGAGCACCCAGCGCTCGGCCTGAATCAGCTTCAGAAGGTCGAAGCACCGCGGCATGTTCAGCGCTTTGCAGACGTCTGGGATGTTCGGCCGGTTTGCCGAGTTGGTGAACTTCTCTTCGGTAACAATCTGCAGCGTTTCAACGCGCGCGAGGGCGATGACGAACGGATCGGCAGATGTACGTAGCTTTCGCTCGCCGACCAGCCGCGGGTGAGCTTGAAGAACATTGGCGGCCTCGATCTGGATCTTCTCATCCAGCTCTCGAAACATGCCGGGTCTCGCCTTCAGCCAGCCATGCAGCTCGTCCGACCGCTTCGCTGTTTCGCGATGTACCTCGACCGGGGCGACAAGGCGGCCCTTCTCGATCAACTCGTCGAAGCGCTCCCAGAGGCGGGGAAAGTTCTCAGGCGGGTACCGCTCCTGCCAGGCCGCAATAAGAGCGCTCGTGTCGATGCAATAGGTTAGACTCACGCCTCACGGCGAGGCCGGAACGCAGCCTCCTCCAGCGACGGAATGTGCTTCACCTTGGCGCCCAGAAAGCTGGCGACGTCGTTAAGAGTGATGTGCTGTCCATAGTAGCTGCGCAGCACCAGCTGCGTGAAGCCGCGGCCGTTCCAGCTCATCAGCATGACTGGCCGCTTAATCTGCACCGATCTGTCGTCCTTGGTACGTTCCTCCGCCGCCTGCCGGTACTCTTCACGGAATCGCGGACGCTGGCTCATGTAGAAGCTCCAACTCGCCCGCCCGATCGTGACAAAGCGCAGTAGGAGCGCCTCGCGGCTGACGCCGAGTTGCTGCGCGATCTGCTTCAGCTCCGCATCGTTCCACGGTCGCTCGCCCGCCGCGGCCACCTCATCGAAGCGCATCAGGGCTTGGCGGGGCATGAGGATTGCCGCTGCAACCGCGTCGCAGAACCGCTCGACCCGCTGTTCTTCGGGAGTCAGACCCGGATCGTCACCGGCGCCGTTAGAGATCGCACTTTCGCCGAGCAGGACGTGCACGAATTCGTGCAGTAGGGTGAAGGCTTTGCCGCCGGCACTGTAGTCTTTGCCATTGACGACGATCACCGGCAATTCCGCCTTAGCGATCGCAAAGCCGCGCATTTCATCCAGCCCGACGCTGTAGTGGGGGCCACTGATGACGAAGACCAGGACCCCGTGCTCTTCCAAACGGCGCCGCCAGAAGTCGAAAGCCTGGCGCGCTGCCTTCCGCTGGCTGTCCTCGTCGACGTCAAGAAATTCGCGGATGCGCCTGCCAACCTCTTCCGCATTCTCGTCGAGGACTGCGTGTACAGGAATCTTGGGGGCAGCTTCCCGAAGGTCCTCCGAAAGCTCCAACGCGAGTTCACGCCGCTCGTATGCCGAGCGAATATGGTAGGCCAAGTTTGGCGACAGGACTCGCTCCGGTACATCCGGGATGCGCCGGAAGTCGCGGAGCGGGGCGAAGTCGCGCGGCGGCTCGGGCAGGAAGAATACCGCCAGCGGGTAGCGATACTTCGACGCGAGACTGCGGAGCTGCCCGAGAGTCGGGCGATCGTCACTAGCTGTGTCTTCCCAGGCCGCTAGGCGCTCGACGGCCACGTTCGCTGCCTTCGCCGCGTCCTCGGCGGTCACCTTCGCCGTGTCGCGGGCCCACGACAGAAGTTCCGGCTTCACCTGTGCTTTGATGACCGCCATCGCGCGCCGCCCCATCCGTTCTCTCTGCTTGTGGCACGAGACTGCGCTGCGTTGGAAGCATTCCCGCGCAGCTGCATCACCGCCGAAGCATCAATCCAAGCCACGTGCGGTGGCACCGCCTCTGCTAGCCGCGGCGCCACCCAGTGCCACCCCGCCACCTCCTCCCGCCGGGTAGACACGCGTAACCGTCGCGAGCCACGAGGCGGATCGAATGCGCCGGCCGAAAAAGTGAGCTGCGGGGAGCGCTATTTCTCTTGAATAAGGCGCGGCTCTACGCGTGGTGGCGGAGGGTCGACTTGAGGTTGCGGAATGACAGAGCGCTACAGATTGACGGAGAAGCTGATCAAGGCAGCGGACCTGAAGAGCACGAAGTACCACCTCTTCGACAGCGACCTCCTCGGCTTCTCCGCAGTTGTTCACCCCTCCGGCCTGCGCGCCTTCTGCCTCCACTACTGGGTCCAGGGTCGGCAGCGGAAGTTCACCATCGGCCGCTGGCCGGAATGGAGCGTCGTCGCGGCACGCGAGCGTGCCAAAGTACTCCGCCGCGAGATCGACGCCGGCGACGATCCGATGGCGCGGCGGGAGGCGCAGCGGGCCGCTCCGCGGATCCCCGATCTGATCAACCTCTACATCGAGCAGCATCTGCCGCGTCTTTCGCCGCGGAACGCGTCGGACCAGGTCTCGATGCTCCGCAATCTCGTCGAGCCGGAATGGAAGACGCGACTGGTCGCCGACATCACGCCCGACGACGTCGCGCGGCTGCTCACTAAGATCGCCGAGGGACGGCCCCGCCCGGCGAAGGAGAAGGCCAAGTCTCGCGGCCGGCGCACGCTGCAGGGGCCGAAACCGACGCCGATCCGGGCTAACCGCACCGGCGAGGTACTGCGGAAGATGTTCAACCTCTCGGTACGGCCATGGAAGATGCGCGACGACAACCCGGCCGAGGGCTTCCTGCGCCGCGCGGAGACGGAGCGGGATCGGTTCCTGTCGCTCGAGGAGGTCGATCGGCTCGCCAATGCGCTTGCCGCGGCGGAGGATCAGCGGGCGGCGACGCTCGTCCGAATGTGCATGCTCACCGGCGCCCGCCTTGGCGAGGTCCGGCTGGCGCGGTTCGAGCAGTTCGATCTCAATCTCTGCATCTGGACTAAGCAGGCCGCGACAACCAAGCAGCGTAAGGTCCACCGTGTGCCGATCTCGGAGGACGTCGCGACGATCGTGCGGCTGCGGCGGGCGGCGGCGCCGGCGGATTGTCCCTGGCTCTTTCCCGGCGAGGTCGACGGCCAGCCGCTGCAGGATATCCGGCGGTTCTGGAAGGCTATTCAGACCGCAGCCGAGCTGACGGACGTCCGCCTGCACGACCTGCGCCACACCTTCGCCTCGATGCTCGCCGGCCGCGGGGCGTCTCTGGCGATGATCGGCAAGCTGCTCGGGCACACGCAGGCGAAGACAACGCAGCGATACGCCCACCTCGCCGACCAGCCCCTCCGCACTGGCGTCGATGAGGTTGCCGCACTGATGCGGCCAAAGCCTCGGATTGTTGTGCGGAACTAATCGGCGTCCTCAGCCCGCAGGGTCCGCCACGCAGGCGTCAAACGACGCCGGATGGTGCGCTCATCGGGCGCGTCGCCATCGTCGGATCGCCGGATGAACCAATCCTGGATCTCGTTCACGAACTCGCGCTGGGTCTCCGGCAGGCCCTGCTCGTGCACGCGCTGCAGGACGTGCACCCACATGGCGTCCCAGTCGTATTTCGACTGGCTCGACATGATCGGCACCGCGACGGCGGGAGCCGATCGTCGCCCGTAGATGCGGTGTTCGTCCTCGAAGCGGGCCATCTCGCCCGCCATCAGCACGAGGTCCGCCTTTGAAACCATCAGCCCCTCACTGGGATCGGTGACGTAGAGCCATCGGCGTTCCGATCGAACCCGTCGCACGCGCCTCGTGTCGGGCCCCGACCCATCCCTGCGGAACATCGGCATCAGATCGTTCATGCTGATTGCCATCAGACCTTCAACGATCTCGCCGCCGCAGACGACTGGGGGGACGACGGTCGAGATTTCGATCTGGCCCGCTGCCGCCCAGGCCGCGATATCCTCCGGGCGACACCCCCATCGGGCGGCGACCTCTGACAGCGTCCAGAAAGCGCGCGGCGGCAACCCCCCATCCGATCATAACTCGCTCATGCACCGGCGCGCATTCGGCGGCCGATGGCGTTTCCCATCGCGTCCTTTCCTGGGATCGGCCCTCTGCTGTCGGGGTGAACCCGGCGCAGGGCGTGGCGGCTTCTGGAATGTCCGCCCTCGATCGTCCCTCCGGTTGTGTGCGGCAGCACGATTCTCTTTTAGAACGAAATGAGAACGCGCCTCAAGGGACTCGGCGGGTGTCGGCGGGGCAATTCCGCGGCCTCGATGGGGTGGCACGGCGGGTCTCGCCACTTGCCACCCCGCGCCGCCGAAAACCGTCCTGCCCAGTAAAAACAGAGGTGGCACGCCCATTCGGAGGCTCGCGCCACCCCGCGCCTCCCCGCCACCCCGGCCGATCGATTTTGCTCTGACCCCAGAAGGGCCGCCCGCGCTGGGCGACCCCGACAGGAGGGACAGAGGCGATGGATGACACAAACGATCCGCCGGAGGACCAGCACGAAAGGCTGCTCGACGACTGGATGAGCCGCGCCGGCCTGGCGGGTGAGCTCGGCATCTCGATCGACACGCTCGGGCGCTGGGAGACGCGCCGGATCGGGCCGCCCTGCATCCGGCTCGGACGGCGGGTCTACTACCGCAAGGGCGCCGTGCAGGACTGGCTGCGCGACCAGGAGCCGAAGCGCTCCGGGAGCGGCCGATGACCGCCGTCCTGATCCCCCACCCCGCAGCCGGCCTCCAGAGGGCGCGTGAGGTGGTGCTGCATCCCGACTTCCACAGCGCAGGAGCAGTGCTGGACGCCTGCGAGCATCTGGAAGCCTGGGGCAGCGGAGCCGACGTCGTGGATGCCCGTGCGTTGCGCAGGACGATCGTCGGGAATGCCGTCACCGAGATCAATCGGCAGGGTCGCCGGCAGCGCCTGATCCGCGGCATCGGACTGGTCCTCGTCACAATCGCGATGATCGCCGCCCTGGTCGCTCAGGTGCTCTGATGGCCGATCCCACTCCGGACACCGCGCCTGGCCGCTTCACGATCCGCGAGCTGATCGAGGAGGCGCGGCGCGAGGCCTCGATGCGCCGGCATGTCTACGAGAAGCAGATCCGTGCCGGTCGGATGAGCCGTGAGCAGGCCGATCTCCAGATCGACCTGATGGAAGCCATCGTGCGGCGTCTCACCCGCACGGCGGCGCTGTAGGGGGCCATCGATGTCAAAGATCATGGTCCTCCTGATCACCGGGCTCGGCGCCGTCGTCCTCGCACGCGCCGCGCTGGACACCGCGCTCGCGGTGCCGCGCATCGCGGCCGACGCGAAGGAGCGGGCGTCATGGTGACCAACCCGCTCGCCTATCCGCTGCACTGGCCGGTCGGGCTGCCACGAGCCACGGCGCGCAGCGGCTCGCCGTTCGGCGTCTCGCTCTCGCGGGCCGTCGCCGAACTGCAGGACTCGCTCGGCCTCTTCGGCGCCGACACCGGCATGCCGGTGCAGGACGTCGTGATTTCGTCGAACGTGACGCTGGGCGCGGCACGGCCATCCGATCCCGGCGTCGCGGTGTACTTCGAATGGGACGGCGCCCGGCGCTGCATCGCCGTCGACCGCTTCGCCCGACCCGAGGACAACGTCCGGGCGATCTACACCATCCTCGAGGCGCGCCGGCAAGAGATGCGCTGCGGCGGCCTGCACATCGTCCGTGCCGCCTTCCAGGGCTTCTCCGCTTTGCCACCGCCCCGCGATTGGCGGGACGTGCTCGGCGTCGGACCGGATGCCGATCTCGCCGCCGTCGAAGCCGCCTGGCGCGAGAAGGCGCGGGCTGCGCACCCCGATCGGGCGGACGGCTGCAACGTCCTCATGGCCGAGCTCAACGCCGCCCGAGAAGCGGCGCGGCGGGAGATGGCGTCATGACGGATGCTCCCGAATATCCGGGCCAGGCAAGTGCGCATCCCGAGGCCCTCGACGTCGATCGACTGGCCGCGGCACGCGGCGTGCTTGCCGACATCGCCCAGCACACCACGCGGGAGGTGCAGGCGGCCTGCCGGGTCATCCTGAGCCTTAGCGACGACGTCGAGGAACGCGAGGAGGCCGAGGGGCTCCTTCGGTTCTTTGCCGCGCGGCCGGGAGGCGAAACATGCGCGAGGTCCTGATCCTCACCGCCGTGGTGTTCATCGGCGTCGCGCTCGCGATCCCGGCCGGCGGCATGCTCACCGACTTGATCTTCAGCGCCGGCCTCTGGCCGGGTGCGGAGTGGCATCCGTGATCATTGCGACGCGGTATCCCATGTGCCGCTTGGCCGGATCAGCGGCCCCGCCGCCGCCGGCCGTGCTCCCATGAGCCACCGGGCGACAAACTGGGCGATCCAGCAGCGTGGCCTCAGGCCGGCGACGAAGCTGGTGCTCTGGCACCTCTGCGATCGTCACAACCCCGACCATGGCTGCTTCCCCTCGCAGGAGATGCTGGCAGTCGATGCCGAGATATCTCGATCCGGGCTCAACAACCATCTCGATGAACTCGAGCGCGCTGGTCTAATCCGGCGCGAACGGCGCATCGATCCGACCACCCGCAAGCGCATGTCGACCTGTTACGTCCTGGCTTTCGAGGACGACTTCAGGTCCGAGCCGTGTCCGGATTCTGGACATGGAAGCGGGAGAAAGCCATGTCCAAAAAATCCCGAATCCCATGTCCAAAATCTGGACACTAACCCTGTAAGAGAACCAGTAACTACTACGCGGCCGGCGGCGGTCCCGATGGACGACGTCCAGGCCCGGTGCCTCGCGGCCTGCGGCCCGGGGCTCTGCGAGACCAGCCGGAGAGCGATCGTCGGGACGAGCGCCGTGGCCGATGGCTGGCTCGACCATGGCCTCGACCTCGAGGCGGACATCCTGCCGGTCATCCGCGAGCGCACGGCGCGGGAGCGACGGACGCCGATCCGCTCCTGGGATTATTTCACCGAAGCGATCCGGGAGGCGCGACGGCGCCGGCTGGCCCGGCCAGCGAGCGATGCCCCGGCCGATAGCGTGGGCCATGCTGAGAAGCCATCCGGCTCGGAGCCGAGCGCCATCGACCCGCTCGAGCGCATGGCGGCCTGGATCAACTCGGACGCCTACGTCCCGCCGAGCGCCGTCTCCAACACCATGCGCGACGAGCTGCTGGCCCGCGGGCTGGTGACCGAGGCCGCCCTGCGCCGCCGCCAGATCTACTGACCCCGAAGGAGACCGCATGACGATCACCCCACGCGAGCTCGAGGACCGCTTCGAGGAGGCGGCGCTGACCCTGCGCCGCCTGCCTAACCCGCCCGGCTCCGGGCCGAAGGGCTACGGCAACGCTTGGCCGGAGTACATCCGCGAGGCCAAGCACGCCTACGGCTACCACGAGGCGCGGATGCGGGTGACGCCGTCGCCCCGCGACATCCAGCGCATGGAGGAGTGCATCGAGTGGTTGGGCTTGGTCGAGGCCGATGCGGCGCGGATCATCTGGCTGAGAGCCGAGCGCGTGCGCTGGCGGCAGGTCTGTATCCGGATGGGCTGCGTGCGGTCCACCGCCTGGCGGCGTTGGGCGGCGGCGCTGGTGACGATCTCCAAGCAGCTGAACCGCAAAGAGAAACCGACACGCAAGCCGGCCCCGCCACAAAGGGGCGCGGACGGGGACGTGGCGAAAAGCGCACCGGACGGCGTTCGGCCGCTGCTCTGA